TCCATCACCTCTACCTCTTCCCCCATTTCCATGTACGAGGTTTATATTAGCTGCTCGTTACATTCCAAACAATTTCCAACTTTGATGTTTAAAATACATACTCAATCCGCCTATATTGTGTATAAAACAAACGGATTAAATGCACTCAGCGTAAGTCTTAGGGCCTTTCTTAAGTTATTGTATTAGCTCGTATGTTACAAATATAGGTTTAACCCATACGAAAGTGTTTAACGCTAACATACAAACGGTCATCCAATCACTCATGTATAAGAAATAGAATACTGATATTAATAATCGCGCCTCAAAGAAACCGAGTAATAGTACCATAGACAAGACGTATACGTATGTTATTCTTTTTATTTCCTTACCATTCTATAACGCCAAAGAAACAACATATACAGTCACTAACCAGTCTTGATATTGATGAATGTTAAAACAATATATGATGCTATAGCCCGCTAAATGAATCATTGAATATAACCTAGTATTCTTCGAGATTAAAAAAAACTACAAATATCCAGTACGTGTACCACACTAATTCGTCATATATTGCTTTATCCACAGAGATACAACTCTTACCGCTATTAGGGTCCCCATGCTCGTCACCTTAACACCATCTACTATTATTATAACTCTAGGTCATTAGATTGATATTCTTCTCGTACACATTGTGCTTAACTTTGCCTGATTCTAGGTGTTTAGCAATAGCCTCTTTATCCATAGTATCCTACATTCTAAAAAATTTTTCATCCCATTCCAGGAAATCCTATAGCCCTGCAAAGAAAGCAGGGTCTTCCATTTCCGTAGGCCAGTTGAAACTATATATATGATTCTACAGCGTGGACATTAGGGTACGGGAATCTAATACGGGTAAGTAATGCATACATGAGACGCCTTCGCATTCAATAACGCCTCTATCGCATACCACTAAATCTTGTGTTTATAATAACATCTGTGCTAAGTGAGGAATACGCCCTCTCGGTCTCTTCAATTGATTACATGCTTCTATACATATATTTACAGTCTCTGCTTTCTTTAAGTCAATCTCTCCTTGTTACTTATCTGGGTGCCACTTCAATTACAAATCTCTTATGGCCGCTTTATCGCATTATTTGGTTAACACACCACAAGATGGCACACAATTGATTCCTTTCGACCAAGTCACACAGATTATTGCTAGGAATATAAATAGTCTGAGCAGCCTGTTAGTAGGGTTTCTTTGACTTAATCTATATAAATAATCTTATGGTGGCTCCTCACCAAACGTTACATAACAATGCAATTCAGTTTCTTTCGTTAGTATTATAGCTTTACCCCCTTCGTATAAATCTATGTGTTTAAATGCCTTTCCTTTGTAAGGAAACCCGTCTTCATAATATACATAATTCTTATAATGCTTCTTTAATATC